GCATAATATGGAATTAATAATAATAATTTTAATTATATTTTTAGTGGCGGCAGGATATGGTATTTATAATCTTTTAAATAAATTAGAAAGATATGAAGATGCAATTGCAGAAAATACAGAAAATTATATTCAAATTTTAAATGCAATGAAAGAAATTGATTCTACTGGTGCATTTGAGAGTGATGATGAAGTGGGTTCAACTTTTACTGATTTAAAGAATTTAATAGAAAAAAATAAAAATATCCTAAACGGAAAATTATAATGGGAAGAAAGAAAAAAGATACCCGTTATTTTACGGAACAAACGGAAGCAGCTATTATCTCTTACAACAAATCGGATAATCAAATAGAAAGAAACAAATTATATTCAGAGCATATACATTACTCTTTTTATAAATTAGCAGAAAATGTTTTGAATACATGGGGGTTTACGTATTTTGATGATGATAAAGAAGATATTAAACATGAAGTAATTTCATTCTTATTAGAAAAAATACATAAGTTTGAAGAGGGTAAAGGTAAAGCATTTAGTTATTTTACAATTGCAGCTCGTAACTATCTTATTTTAAATAATAATTCTAATTACAAACGTTTTAAAGCAACATCACAATTAAGCACAATGCCAGAACATTGGGATTTAGAAAATGATTTTAAACAGGCCGCTCATAATGACGAGTTTAAAATATTTAATACTAGAATGTTACAATATTGGGATTTAAATCTAAATAAAGAGTTTACTAAAAAACGAGATATACAAATAGCAGATGCTGTTTTAGAATTATTTAGAAGGGCAGAATATATTGAGAACTTTAATAAAAAATCGTTATACTTATTGGTTCGAGAAATGACCGGTTATAAAACACATTATATAACTAAAGTTGTTTCTAAAATGAAGGAAACTCAAATGAAATTGTATTATCAATTTGTAGATGAGGGTGATATTACGCAAGAATCAAAAGACCCGTTTTGGAAGAGAACAATAACGAGATGAGAATATTAGGGATATCAGCATTTTACCACGACTCAGCCGCAGCATTAATTGTGGATGGCAAAGTTGTATCGGCACAAGAAGAAGAACGATTTACGGGTATAAAGCACGACCAACGATTTCCTATAAATTCCATTAAGTGGATTTTAAAACAAAACAAATTAAAAATTAACCAAATAGATAAAATTGTTTGGTACGAAGACCCTAAGAAAAAATACGAAAGATTTAAAGAACAATGGTTTAAATATTTTCCTAAAACAATTCGTCTAACTAAAAAACTTATATTTTGGAGAAAGAATAATAACATTGAAAATATTATTCGTACACAATTAGGATATACAGGTTCAATAGAATATGTAGAACATCACATATCACATTTAGCATATTCATTCTATACTTCACCATTTGAAAACGCACATTTATTTTCAGTAGATGGGGTTGGTGAAAATGAAACAGCAATATTAGGATTAGGATTAAAGGGTAGATACATACAACCATTAGAGAGAACATTCTTTCCACATTCATTGGGCTTACTTTACGCAACCATTACGGCATTTTTAGGATTCAAACCAAATAGTGGTGAATACAAAGTAATGGGATTAGTGGCATATGGTAATCAAACAGATTTATATAGAGAACAATTTGAAAAGTTAGCTAAACTAAATGGTAATACATTAGACTTAGATTTAAAATATTTTTCATTTCATTATTCGGATAGAGGGATGTTCACTTCTAAAATGTGTGAGTTATTCGGTATTTCACCAAGAGTTCCTGAAAGTGAGTTAGAACAAATACATAAAGATATTGCCTTTTCATTACAAGCTCATTACGAAAGATTGTTTTTCCAAATGTTAAACACCTTTTATAAACATTACCCACAAGACAATTTATGTTTGAGTGGTGGGTGTGCATACAATGGATTAGCAAATGGTAAGATAACAATAGAAACTCCCTACAAGAACGTATATGTTCCACCAGCACCATCTGATGCGGGTAGTGCTATTGGGTGTGCATTATTTGTGTATTATCAATCTAACCCTACGCAAAAAAGAGTAGAAAATTCAAATCCATTCTTAGGACCTTCATATGGTGCAGCAGATTTTATAACTGCAATTGCTAAGTTAGTTCCAAAAGAAAATGTACAAAGATTTGAAAATTATAATCCATTAATAGAAAAAGTAGCGGGATTAATTAATGATGGTGCAATCATAGGATGGTTTCAAGATGGTAGTGAGTTTGGACAAAGAGCATTAGGACATCGTTCTATATTAGCCAATCCAACTATTAAAGATATTAAACCAAAGGTAAATAGAGTTATTAAAAAGAGAGAAGGATTTAGACCGTTCGCACCAATGGTTACCGCGGATGATGCAAATAAATACTTTCAAATGTTAGGACAAGAAGTTCCGTATATGAATCAAGTTTTTAAAGTTAAAGATAGTTTTATTGCAGGTTTACCTTCTATTACTCACGCTGATGGTACGGCTAGAGTTCAGACAGTTCGTTCTACTTTTAATCCATATATTTTTAGTTTACTTAAAAAATTTGAAAAGAAAAGTGGTTATCCTATCTTACTTAATACCTCTTTTAATCTTAGAGGTCAAACAATGGTATTAGACCCAAAAACAGCTATTAAAACATTTTACGATTGTGAAATGGATTACTTAGTATTGGGTAACTATTTGATTAGTAAGTAAGTTTTTAAATACACAATATTTATAAAAAAGATTTATGGCAAGTGTAGACATGAATTTTCCTTTATTTAAGGGAAAAACATTTAGTGATTTGTTGGGAGATATTTATGAAAACCAACAAAGTAAAAAGAAAAACATTTCTGGTCTTATTGAAGAAATGAGAAAATTGGTAACTAAACCATCCGATGTAATTACTATCGGTCCTATCATTACGCAATTAATTGAAGCGAGTATTAGTAACGATGACCATTTAATTAAGATTGCAAATATAGCACAAAAGTTAGTATTAGCAAACACTAAGAAAGCAGGTGATGAAGGTTGGTTAAGTGAAGATGATAAGAAAGCATTGTTAGAAGAAATGGATGTTGTAGCAAAAGAAATTACACAAAGTACAGACGATAAGATTGAAGATTTAGAATTTGAAATTGAATCATTAAAAGAAAGTATAGGTAAATAATGGCAATAAGTAATTACGTATCTAGTAAATCGGGCGGTTCAGTACAAACATCAGTAGGTAGGGGTGGACAAGAAACTAAACTTGCTTCGGTGGCATTTGTATTTACTGAAAAAGATGATATAGTTGAAAAATTAACTGATACCGATAAGATATTTGAAGAAATAGAAAATACATCGGATTACTTTGAAAAAGATGGTTTGTATTATGGTGCAATTCGATATAGAACACCTGAACAGGCTGAAACTAAAGATGAAGATTTAAAAGTAGCGTTTCCATTAGATAGATACAACTTTACATTACCTGTTAGGGGTGAGATTGTATTTATAGATGTTATAAATGGTAAACCTTTTTATAAAGCTATTGGTTTCCAAAATTCAGTTGGCTTTAATACAAATTTAGATGTATTACTTAACACCATAAAAACAATTGAATCAAATAGTAATACAGCGGGTTTAGCTAATTTTAAAGAAGTACAAGCAACCGGTATTGCAAATTCAAATGAACCAAACGTTACCCAAACAACAGTAAACAAAGGGTTCGCCGGTAAGTATTATAAACGAAATGTTAGATTACATCAATTAAAACCAAATGAAGGTGATACATTACTACAAGGTAAAGCAGGTAACTCAATTCGTTTTAGTGGATACATTCATAGTGATAGAACCGATGGTAAACAATACCCTGCTATATTAATTCGTAATGGTGAGAATGCAGAATCACAGACTAATAATAAAGTATTTGATACAACGATTGAAGATGTAAATAAAGATGGTACATCAATTCAAATTACTTCAGGAGAATATATTAGTTTATTCAAAGAGACAGTAGCTGTTGATAAAGAAGCAGTTGGTAAATACCCATCTTCGGATGAATTAAAAGGAGACCAAATTGTAGTTAATAGTGGTAGAGTAATCATATCATCAAAAACTGCAGAGACTTTTTTGTTTAGTAAGAAAAATATTAGTATCTTTACGGATGATATTGTATCAATAGATGCAGAAAGAGGTTTAAACTTTATTGTTCAAAATGGTCCTATCCAAATAGCAGCTAGTGGAAATAACAATATAATAATTGGTGTTGAAAATGGAAAAATATTTGCAGGAAATGATGCCGCAGAAGAACCAATGATATTGGGAAATGTAATGGTTGATTTAATAGGTAGATTGATAGATGCTATAAATCAAATGACAATTGCAACTCCATCTGGTCCTTCATCACCTGGTCCTATTGATAAAGCAGTATTTAATAATATTAGAAACGACTTAAAAACAGCATTATCTAAAACTAATTATTTAATCTAATGTCTTGGTCTCAATTTAGAAGTGAAGTTGGTAGTAGAATGAAAGAAGCTAATTGGAAAACATCCGATGAGTGGGCAAAGTTCTTTACTAAAAAATATGATGAGTGTATTAAGAGAGGAATGGATTTAAGTGGTAAAAATCCAGTTCTAAAAGGAAATACTGAATTAATGGAACAAACCTTAATTAATGCAGGTCAGATAGCATTAGCGGCAAAAACACCGGCTTTCTATGGTACATATTTAAATTTAATAGGACAGGCGGTAATTGGGTATTGGAGTACGGCAACTTTACAAAAAATGAGTACACCATTAATTCCAGCACCAGGTACAATTTTAAACTTACAAGTAACAAATAACTATTGTACAAATCCAGGAAAATTTATAGGAACACCTACTCCACCGACAAAAGATGTTGATACGTTCTTAAGTTCATTTATTTCAGCAGCTACAATACATTTAACAACAATTAGTGGAACAACTGAATTAATTTCACAATACATTCCACCCTTACCAATAGGACCTGCAATTGCAACTTGGACCGGATATAAAATAGAGGGGTCTACTAAAAGAGTTAGACCAGTTGTTGTAGAAGAAATATTACCTGACCCACCATTAGAAGATGATTCACCAATAGTTGAAGGTAAAGCACATTTTGATCATGAAAAGAGAAATGGTAGAGTTAGATTTAATAGAGTAGCGGATGCAGAAAATCCAGCTTTATTAGAACAACCAAAACGAGTTTTATATAAAGCACCGGAGCCAGTTAGAGCAACAACTCCAGCACCACAAACAACAACTGAAAGAATACAACAGACTGTATCAACACCACTTACACAGGATGTATTAGAACCAATTAAATATATGGGAGCAATTGGAGTAACAGCTCCACAACCTGCACCTGGTTTAGCAATTTACAAAAATGGATTTATAGATACAAAACAATTAGTTCCAATTGCAAATGGTGGTCGTTATAATGGTAAATATATTATAGAAAAAAAGGCAGCAGAAAATTTCCTAAAGTGGCATGCACAGGCAGATAGAGATGGATTTTCATTTACCGTCACATCCGCATATAGAGATTTTGAATATCAAAATGGTTTAAATTCAAAAAGTAAAGCAGCCGGCGGGGGTAAAACAGTAACCGTTGCAAGTGCGGGTAAATCAGTACATGGTTTGGGATTGGCAATTGATATAGGTGAATTATATAGATTAGTAGGTGGAAGCGGGAGTCTTTCAAAAAATGCTACAGCTAGGTCTAATAGTAAACTATACAAATATTTAGCTAAAACAGGTCCACAATATGGTTGGTATAATCCAATTAGATTAGCAGATGGAGCGGGTAGTGTTGATGAATGTTGGCATTGGGAATATTGGGGATATTATAAAAAATAAATACTTATATAAAGAAAACACAATTTTATGGATCAAACACAATTAATTAAAGCTTTAGTAAAAGTTCTTAGAGAGGATATCAAAAAAACTCTTAAAGAAGAAATACGTAAAGCTGTTCACGAAGTGTTAAATGAAACAGTTGAAACACCTAAAAAACAAGTGAACGAAGGTTACGAATTTAAATCAAAAGATGATGGTAGTTATGGTACAATCCAATACGGACAAACACCACAGACTACAAGACCAATGATTTCACCAGCTGATTTAGGATATGGTGATAATTTTAGAGAATACTCACAACCTGAACCAACATTCGGTGGAACTCAATCGGAATATGGTTCTTATTTACAAGGACAAGAAGAAGGTGGTATTCCATTAGAACATAAGATGGCAATGGCGGCAAGGAAAAATCCTGAAGCTGCTCAATCAGTTATGAAAGCAATGACTAGAGATTATTCTCAATTAGTAAAAAAATTCAATAAGGGGTAACCTAAGTGGCAAGAGTATTAGAAAAGAAATTCTTAGTAGATGAGCAAGACAAAAGTGTTGGTGTTACACTTCCATTAAGGAAAGGAAACAACGGATACTTTGAAGTGTCTTATACAACTAAAGACCAAATTAAATCTAATATTAAATCATTATTGTTAACCCAAAAAGGTGAAAGAGTGATGCAACCCAATTTTGGTTCTGATTTAAAAAAATGTTTATTTGAACCAATTACCCAAAATTTAGATTCTATTATAGAAGATAATATTACGGAAGCAATCAATACTTGGATGCCATATGTTACAGTCGAAAGTATAATTTATGATGTAGATAATACATTAAAAGATAGAAATAGAATAGATTTAGAATTAAAATATAGTTTGAAATATTCTAACTCACAAATATTAGAACAATTAAATATAGTAATATAAAATGGCATTAAAACCTATCGATAAAAGTTGGGCAACAAATAAAAAAGATATTAAATATCTTAATAGAGATTTTGCATCCTTAAGACAAGCATTAGTTGAATTTACTAAAACATATTATAGTAACACTTATAACGATTTTAGTGAAGCATCACCGGGTATGATGTTCATTGAGCAAGCAGCATATGTTGGAGATATTCTTTCATATTATACCGATGCTCAATTGAAAGAATCATTTATTAACTTAGCAAGTAATAAAAATAACATTTATCAATTAGCACAGAACTTAGGATATAAACCAAAAATTTCTACGCCTGCAAGTGTTACTTTAACTTTGTATCAAACATTACCTTCTAAATGGATGTCAAGTGATAATACAATTGTTAACTATGAACCGGATTTTGATTATGCATTAAAAATTAATGAAGGTATGTTAGTGGGTTCTAATTCTAACCAAAATGTTGAATTTTTAACAACAGATTTTGTAGATTTTGCAGATGAAAATAATAGAGAAGTAAGTGTATTTACAGTAGATGCTAGTAATAATCCTATAACTTATTTGATTACAAAAAAAGTATCAGCAATTAGTGCAACGAGATATACACAAACGTTTGATGTTGGTGAATTTAAACCAAATCCTACATTTAGACTTACATCTACTAATTTTATTAAAATAGAAAGTGTAAAAGATAGTGATGATACTACGTATTATGAAGTTCCTTATTTAGCACAAGAAATGGTTTATATTAAATCACCAAATGAAGCATATAACGAACCAATCTTAGCAACTGCTAATTCACCTAAGTATATTTTAAAATTACAACAAACAAACAAAAGATTTACAACTCGTTTAGTAGATGAGCAAACTATTGAATTAAGATTTGGTAGTGGAAATGAATCAACACCGGATGAATTATTAATTCCAAATACAAAGAATGTAGGATTGGGATTAAACAATTCAATCAATAGAATGGGTGAATCGTTTGACCCTTCTAACTTTTTGAAAACAAATACATATGGTATAGCACCTGCACAAACCACATTAACAGTTAATTATTTAGCAGGTGGTGGTATTCAATCAAATGTACCACAGGGTGATTTAACAAAAATAAAAGCAGTTTCATTTAACGATGATATATTAGCATTTACTGAAATTAATTTTCCTGTATATAATGAAGCAAGACGTTCATTGGTTGTAGAAAATATAGAACCTGCAACTGGTGGTAAAGGTTTTGAAACAATTGAAGAAATTAGAGAGAATGCAATTGCTACTTTTGGTGCACAAAATAGAGCAGTAACTAAAAAAGATTACGAAGTTAGAGCATTGGCAATGGATACTATGTTTGGTGGTGTTGCAAAAGTATATGTTGAACAAGATGGTTCGATTGATACAAACGCAGCACAACAAGTTTTAAGAAATCCATCAGTTAAAAAAGATTTTACTAATTTAGTTAAATCATTAAAAAGTTCAACCGATGATGAAATTACTTTAGCATTAGATACATTCTTAAAAACAAAACAAACATTTGCAGTGGAAAGTAATCCATTCGCAATTAATATGTATTTGTTGGGATATGATTCTAATAATAAATTAACTAGACTAAACGCAACAGTAAAACAAAATTTAAAAACATATTTAGAAGAATATAGATTATTGACAGATGCTATTAATTTAATTGATGGTTACATTGTTAATATTGGTGTAAATTTTGATATAACCGTTTTTGCTAATTATAACAAAAGAGAAGTTGTATTGAAGTGTGTACAAGTAGTAACTAACTATTTTGATATTAATAAATGGAAAATGAATCAATCAATTAATTTAAGTGAATTAGAATTAGAATTAGCAAATGTAGATGGGGTTTCATCAGTTCCTAAAGTAGAAATAGTAAATTTAGCAGATTCAACCGGAGACACCTATTCAGAATATTCATATAACATAATTGAAGCAACTAGAAATAAGATTGTGTATCCATCATTGGATCCTTCTATATTTGAAATTAAATATCCAAACAAAGATATTAAGGGGAGAGCATTATAATGGTACTATTTTATACCGCATCAAAAGATGCAAGTATTTATTTACAACAACCTTACCAAAATACTGGTATAGATGAGGTATTAGAAATTTCTAAAGTGTATTATGGTGATACACGAGATAATAGTAGAGTATTAATTCAGTTTGATACTATGGAAATATCTAAAAGTGTATTTGAATTACAAAATGAAAAATTACAAACTATATCATCTTCAATATATAGTAATAACTTAATTTCCAGTTCTTGGTCATCTAGTGTTTCAACTTCTAATTATTATTCAGCCTCTTATAATACAATATCACAATCATTATTTATTGCAAATGTAAGTGCTAGTGCAGTATCAGCATCGTTATTTACTTATACAAATACAACCTCTGAATTATCAACCGATTATTTAGAAGCATCACATTCGGTATATTTACAATTGGTTCCTGTGGTTAGTGCAATAGCATTACAATCTATAACATTATCACCACTATCGGCATCATATACATTAATTTCTTCATCATATAGTACATTATTAGCAACACAGACGGGTTCTATTGCAGATGATGTATTGGCTGAATCATTTGGTACATTATCAGCATCATATGCAACCGCACTTAATACGTCGGCATCTTTATTAATTCAATCAGCTTCTTTATATAATGAAATAGTTGAATTAAATACATTGTTTACTAGAGTGGTTAATAGTAGTGCATCCGCATCTTATTCTGCTAGTCAATTTATACCTCAATTACAAACATCAGCTTCAGTATTATCGGGTTCAATTTATACATTAAGTGTAAGTGCATCAATACTTTCATCATCATGGCATGTAGCAAATATAAGTTCTAGTTTATTTAGTTCATCTTATAATGAAACATCACAATCAATTTTAACTATAATTCAAAATGGTGGATATGATTTTCCATTTACCGCATCTTTACAATTAAAATTAACTAAAGCAGAGGAATTAGCTGCTAATTTTAGAATTGAAGCATATCAGGTTAGTGGTAGTTGGGAAATGGGTACCGGTACTCGTTTTGATAACCTTACTACAAATGGTTTAAGTTGGTATTATAGAAATGGTGATAATACATCTACACATTGGTATAATACAATGGATGGTATTACAGCATCTTATTCTACGTTTGTAGATGGTAATGCAGATGGTTTAGGTGGTGCATGGTATAGTAGTTCAGTTGTAACACAATCTTTTAGTTATACCTTAGATGATATTAATTTAGATGTTACAAACTTTATTAAAAGTTGGAATAGTGGTAGTATTCAAAATAATGGATTAATACTTAAATTCCCAAATAGTTATGAAACTGATACTGTTGATTATGGTACTATTAAATTTTTCTCAAAAGAAACGAATACAATATATCAACCTAAATTAGTAATAACTTATCCTGAAACAAGTACAAGTGGTTCATTAATTGATATTACCGAATTTGCGGCTAGTAGTAGTTATGATGTAGTATATCGTTGTTATTCACCAAATTTGAAAGGCTCTTATACAAAAGGTCAGAAAGTATCTATAAAGGTGGATGCGAGAGAGTTATACCCTATTAAACAATTCAATAGTACGTTTGCATATCAAGTTAAATACTATCTGCCAAATGAGGCCTATTACGCAGTAATGGATACTTTAACAAAAGAATTTATTATAGATTACTCACCAAATACAAAAGTATTAAGGGGGTTACGCAATAATATGATTAACTTAAACTTTACCAATTGGCCTATCGGTAGAAATTACACATTATTTGTAAAATCAATTGATACCAATAACGAAGAAATTTTCGAAATTGGTAGTTTTGATATTTATGAATAATAATGGCAAACGAAACAAAATATATAAATCTTTCCGATGATACCAATGTTAGTGTATCTACTAAATTATATGTAGATAAATACAACAAAGGTGAATTAGCTAAGTCCGTTGATTTAAGAGTTACGGAATTAATTAAACCCTTACCGGATGTTAATCTAAATTTAGTTCCTAAGCCAATATATGATGCAGAAGTTCAATTAAATGAAGATTTACAAAATGAAATTGAAATTCTAAATATTACAATTGATGATTTAAATTCAGAATTAGCAATAAAAACAGCAGATAGTGCTTCATTGGTTTTAGAAAATGATGCATTAAGATTAAAAGAAGCTAAATCGGATAATAATATACAATCAATACAAACTACGGTAGTTGATTTAAGAAGTAACCTTACTACTTCATTAACTAAAGCTATTAATGAGGCAACTGAAAAAACGGCATTAGAAGCAGAGAATGGTGGTTTAACTGCTCAAAAGAATGCATTGATTAAACAGATTGATACATTAAATAATTTATTAGCACAGGCGAATGCAAGTTTGGCAGTAGCACAACAACAATTAAGTGCAAAGGCGCAGGCAGTAGCAGCCGGCGGGTTAGCAACTGGAGAATTGGCTACAATTGTATTCGATGGTGGTGACCCTACTAAAAAGAAAGTTGACGGAAAAGATTTTGCAATGGATTATAATGGTGGACCATTTGGAGTAAAAGATAAATTTAGTTCTGCAGGTGATCCCTTCAAAAATATTTGGAGCTCGTATTTTGATATAGTTGCTGGGCCTAAAGATATAATGGTAACGGTTGAGCCACTTAGTGGATATAAACAAATCCCATGGGAGAGCACTGCATTACCAATTACATTAAAGGCAAATGAAACAAAACGATTTAATACTATCAATCCAAATCCAGCTTGGGTACGTGGTAATCCAGGTAATGATGGAGGAAGTTTTTGGAGAAGTTCACGTCCATCTATGACAGATTGGAAGTTTACAATTAAAATAAAAGATATAGATGCAAATGGAAAAACTGAAAGTAAAGATTTTTCAATACGAACGTACAAATATTAATATATGGCACTAAACGATTTTAAAAATATTGAAAATATAAATCTTAATTTAGATACAACGGCTCAATTACTAAATTCAAAAGATTTAAATATATTCAAAACATCAATATCAAATGTTACTGATTTCGGAATGTCTAAAAATGATGTTATTGAATTTAGAGTATACGATATTGGAAATAATTTATTAGAACAAACGGGTGGTAAAACTGTAAACTATATTCATAAAGATAACTTACCAAAATATTTAAAATCATCAATAGATACAAAAACACAAGAAAAGATATTTGAAATTGATGTTGAGAAATTAGTTAAAGAAGCGGGATATGGTAATGGTGAATTTAAAGTTGTATTTAATTTTTTAAAGAACTATGTTGGTAACGAAAATCAAAAACAAAAAGTTTGGATACATGAAGTTTCACCAAGTAGAACGGAAATTCGTATACAACCATTGATAACAAACGATGAAAATCAAAATAGGCAAATCCAACGTAGATATACCTCATTTATGGATGGAGCAGCGGAACTAAGAGAGAATGTTATTAATATAAAAAATCAAATAGATAAAGTTGAATTACAAATAAGTGAGTTAATTGATAAATATTTTATAGAAAAGCATGGTCAGAAATGGTTAGATGTTGTTAAAGCAGATTTCAAATTTTTAACCGACTCACAATACAAATTATTTAAGCAAAAAATATTTACTGATTTTAAGACAAGTGTGTTTGCACAATTGGATGGTAACGAATTTAAGTTAGGTAATCCTAATTTTAATAAACAAGTAACAACACCTTTCGATTTAGATGAATACTTAACACCTATCGAAATTAATGCATTGGTAAATTCTAGATTAATTGAAGCTATTGATTATAATATGAGTAATGTTACATATAAAGATTACCCACAGGCAATAAAGGATATTATCAATCAAAAGAAAGATTTACAGGTATTACAAAATTTGTTAGATACAACTACAATTTCAAAATCTAATTTAACACAAACACAAAAATTAGGAAAGGTAAATAAGGATGTAAAAATAACACCAAATACACCTATTGTAGAAATTATTGATGAACCTATTTTAAAAAAGATAGATCCACCAGTAGTAGAACCACCAATTAAAGTAATACCAACACCTGATGTAATTGCAGTTCCTGATGTAATTGCAGTTCCTAGAGAACCTGTATATGGTGGAGGTGGAGGTTTTGGTGGTGAAATGATTGATAATAGTAGATTGGATGGTGGTTATGGTAGAGAGCAACTTTTTAATAATGATGGGTTAAATCAACAAAGAGAAAACCTAAGATAAGATATTTATAGATAATGAGTTTAAGCGATATATACAATAGAAACCAGGCTGGAGCTTTATATACTCCAATTAATGATAACACCTTTGATTTTACCTATGGTGGTGGAGGTGGTGGTGGTAACACTCCACCAACGGTTTCAACGGCTCCTACGTTTGATGTTAAATTAACACTAAGAAACGCAACTGCTGTTCCTAATGTTTTTACATTTGATGTACAAAATAGAACATACAATGAAAATGCAACGGTTGAATTAAATAGTAATACTTTAAATGATGTATTAAGAGTAAACCCAACTGCAAGAGATAATTTTCAACCTACTAATAGATTTGAAATTGTTAAAAAATTAATTGAAAAAAAGATATTAGTAAAAGATGTTATTGATTATCAACCATACGCATTTAATTTAGATCCGGCTTCATCATTATTTGGTGGTATGGGTGGTAATACTGGATTTAGTGGGTTGGGATTTATAAATACTCCTATACCATCTAGACCTGATTTAAATAAATTTACTGAAATTTCACAAATAATTAAAGTAAATGGTGTTGAGGTAAATGAATATGATAATAATAATCTATTATTAACATCAGCCGACTATCCATTAGCAGCTAACATTGTATTAGATTTTAAAGGAACAAACAAAACAATAGTTACCAAAGTAACTCAAACATATACTAGAACTCAATCTATACAATTTACTTCAAATTATACAAACGATACGTTATATAATGAAATTGAAATTGAGATTAATAGTATTGATTTAACGGCTGGTAAAGTTGTTAATAAACTAAATACAAATGGTGGTGAATTATTACTAACAAATACCATAGGTAAATTAAATCCTGTTGATATTTCGTTTAAAGGATTTAGTGCTTTTACATTTAGAAATTTATATTGGCAATATATTGATAAAATAGATACAAATACATTAAATCTGGCAGAGTTTAATAGTGTGAATGATACCACGCTTAAATTAAGTGCAGACCAGTTTAATAGAAATATTGTAGTTTATTTAGATGTAGTGCCGGCTAATGCAAAACTACCAAATCTTACACTTAAAAATAATAAAATTGAGCAAAGTATTTTAGAATCGGTATATGATTCTAAAACGGAAAGTGCTTTAATTGATATTGATTTAACGATTGGTAATACGGATTATGTAAGAATTAAAACTCCTTATAGAGAATTTAATCAACAATTAGTGGCAACAACAGCTACTACTAATAGAATTACATTAGATTTAAAACGAGATTTCTTAAATAATGAAGGTTCTTTTAAAGTATTATTAGTACCCGCTTCTAATCTATATGGTGATGGTTCAGTATCGGAAGTTATTGTAAAACTTACTAAAACATTTGATACTCCAATTATTGATAAATTAGATTATCCAACTAATGTTTACATTCCATCATATACATTTGGTGATGTTAAATTTAAAGTTGATTTTGAATCTACGTTAGCGGATTATATATTAGTATATCATAGTACCGAAAATGATAATAATATTTTAGGTAAGTTTGGTTCGAAAGGTTCTCTTATATTAAATTACAATGAATTAAAGAATAAACAAATTAAGTTACCACTTGATTTATTATTAGTTCCATACAATGATGGTACTAAGGTAGTTAGAGGTGAAACTGAACGATTACAAATAACATTTTCTGATGCAGGTATTTATGTATCTACACAGGATTTAAAGGATAATTTATTTAGTGCAATTTCTAAGAACTTAAATTTAACACTACAAACCGAAGAAAAATATTTATCACATATTGCATCATTTGATAAAAATGATTCACAAATATTAATATCAAACTGGGATACTGATTTAACTACATTTACTAACTTTAAAAGAGATGAGTTAGGTAATCAGGTACCAGATGGTCAAATAAATAAAAGTGTTGTATTAAAGTTATATGAAGCATTGCCGGCAAACATTACTAAAAATGATGTTTTGTGGGTTTCTAGATTATCTTCATTACCAATTATACAAAAGGTAATTATTAATAGTAATCCTGAAGATAATACATTACCATTAAGAGCACCTAACTTTAATATTCAAACTGATTATGTAAAAGGTCAATCAACTATATATGAATCTTACAATGATTTAATATTAAGTGGTTCATTTACATCACAACAATTAGTAGATAAATACCTTACTGAAAATTTAGTAGAAACTGCTAAAATAAACATAGACTATTCAGAGTTTTCTAATTTTGTAAAATATAGTAGTGCAAAAGAAAGATTAACTAACTTTAGATATAAAAAAGAATTAGCTGAGTATTATGAAGATAAGATTATATTTTTAAGTGCATCTTATTACGAAACGGCTAGTGTTATCACATTAAATGATATTGAAACCTATACGGATAAACTTTCTACATTAGTAAGTGGGTTTGATGGTTGGGAAAAAAGTTTAGTAAGTGGTTCAGTAACGTTCACAGCAGATACTGCATCTTATCAATCATTTCCTGGTGGTAGATTTAATTTATTTAATGGGACTAGTTCATTTATTGATAATGGTGCAACTTATATAACCGATACTAATTCTACATTACAAAGTTGGTTTGTTGGTACATACGATTCTGCATCTTTTTATGATGATAATAATTTATCTTCATTAAGAAACAACATACCATTGTTTATAAGTGATGATAGTGAAAATGAAGAATTTTTATTATTTTTAGATATGATTGGTAACCACTTTGATATTATACACACATATATCAAAGGGATGACAGAACAAAGATTGATAAGTGAAAATAATTCATATGGTATTAATGATGAATTACTTTACAACTATTTACAATCATTAAGTTGGGATGCTAAGAATCTTAATTCAAATAAACAACTTTGGAATTATACATTTGGACAAGATGGTGATGGTGTTAATAATTTTGAACTTAATAAAATTGATGATGAAGATTATCAAATAACACCTGAAGAATATACAAAAAAGATTTGGAGAAGAATATCTAATAACTTACCTTATTTATTAAAACATAAAGGTACAGGTAGAGGTATTAGAGCATTGATGAGTTGTTATGGTGTTCCTCAAAGTGCATTAACAATAATGGAATTTGGTGGACCAGCCGATAATAGATTAGCATCTGCTTCTTTATTTACATACGAAACACAAAGTCCTACATTAGTATTTAATACTGATTCATATATTACAGCAAGTTGGAGTGGAAGTACAAAACCGCAATCAATTGAATTAGTAGTAAAACCTACATACGACACATCTATTAATTTAGTTAGTGGCAGTGGTTTTAAATTATACATTAATGGTGGGGTTGAATTTAATGGTAATGTTAATACACAATATGGTACATTGGGATTAGATGTAGCCGGAGCAACCATATTTGAAACAGCACCATATACATTCTTTGATGGTAATTTCCACACCATATTATTAACTAAAGAATATGATGGTAGTAATTCGGACTTTACAATTTATTATGGATATGCAGAGAAAGATAGAGTTGTAAAGAAAGAAATTGAATATACATCCGCAGCAAATAATGCTTGGGAAAGTGGCTCGCATATTTATATTGGTGGATTTAAAGGTGAATTGGATGAAGTTAAAATATGGAAATCAGCATTAAGTGCTTCTTTATTTGATATTCATTTGTTAGATAGTGAAAATATGATTGGTAATTATATTTCCGCATCAACAGAAGATTTATTGATAAGATTAGATTTCGAAAATCCACATCAACTTTCCGGTTCTGTTATTGAAATCCAATCCGGTAGTGTAAAAGATTATATTAAAAACGTTGCACCTAATGTTATATTATCAAATGTTACAAGTAGTGTAAAATATGGTGAAAGATTATTAGAAAGTGGATATGTTTCGTATGTTAGTGCAAGTGGATTTGATTCAGCCTCTCAATATAATACCGGTTCACATCAACATTGGAATTATTTATATAGAACAAAAGATTCAGCCGTTGAGTTACCAAACACAGGTGTAACAAGATTATCTAATAATAAGATTAGAATTGAAGGACAAGAATTAATAGGCGATTTATCTCCAACAAAAAGAGTTACTAAAAAAGCATTTGATACGGCAGCAAATGATTCTAATAGATTAGGATTATTTTTCTCACCTAATAAAGATTTAGATTTGAATATTGCAAAATCATTCGGTGGTGATGCAATTGATGATTACTTTGGTGACCCGGCAGATGAATATAATAACACTTACAAAGATTTAGATAAATTAAGGAATTACTATTTTCAAAGAATTAATAATAGAAACATTTATGATTTTATTCGTTTAATTAAATACTACGATAAATCATTGTTTGTTAATATTAAACAAATGTTGCCTGCGAGAGTTAAAGCAACAACTGGTTTACTTATAGCTCCCCATTTTTTAGAAAGAAGTAAAGTTAAACATACTAAACCAACTGCTGAAAATACACAATTAGAAGGTGTAATTAGTGATACAACGATTACAACATTACATTCTACATTTGATACGTATGAAGGTGAGTTGAATTTATCCGAATCAATTGATGTGTTAAGTGGTGAATATAACACATATGAAGCAAGTATTTTAACCGAAGACGTTACTACAATAGCCGGTGAATTTAATACCTATGAAGTAACTATAAATGATATTGTTGAAGATTTAGTTTCAGCAACATATGATACATACGAAGGCGTTATTGATTTTAGATTAACCGATCCTACTATATTAGCACAATATGATGTATTTGGTGGTGCAACTATTATCGGTTTAGATGACAAATATAGTGATTATGGATTTAACACATATTTTAATAATGGTTATGGTAAATATCATTATGAAGAAAATGGTTCATTTAAATCTAAAGGTGTTAGAGCATTTTTAGTAACAAAACAAGATACTATCATAATACCAAGTGCAAGTATAGATGGTATTTATACAAATGTATTAACATCATCTTATCATAATGAATTAATTATACAAGATATTGGTGTGAGTGGAAGTTTAGCAAGTGATCCTAAAATAGTTGCAATAGCAACAGCTAGTGGATATTTACCATCACATTATATTTATAAAGGTGGAAAACATATTGGATTGCAAAATTTGTTTTATAGAGGAAGTAAAAATACATCTTATATTGCAAATGGAACAACTGGTTCTTTAACTACAATAGATGGTAAATCTCCGGTTGAAGAGTTTGTAACTAATCCAACTGTTCTTAGAATTAATAAACAAGGTAGAAACACAACTGAACCAATTTTGGAAGTTGATTAAAAATAATGTAAAGAAAAAATATTTTATATATTTATAAAAGAATAATAAACGAACTATGGCATATTTAGATAACACAACAATTACAGTAGATGCTATCCTTACAAAAAAAGGAAGAGAAAAATTAGCAGCAGGACAACCTTTAAACATTTCTCAATTTGCATTGGGTGATGATGAAATCGATTACACATTATATGATGCAGCACATCCGAAGGGTTCTGCTTTCTATGATGCATCTATTTTAGCAACTCCAATCTTAGAAGCTAGTCCAGATGAAACTCAAGCGTTAAAGTACAAATTAGTAACTTTACCAAAATCTACAACAAAAATACCACAAGTTTCTTTAAATGCAACTTCAATTGCAGCTAAAACAACCGGTGGTCAATTTCCTATTAATCCATCTACTTCTCCAGCAGGAAATAAGAATGGTGGATATACAGCAGTATTAGGTAATAAGAATGCTGGTACTATTGTAGGGGAAGGATTAACAAATGTAAATACTACAACTACTACATTTAGTAATAGTGTAACTGCAACTGCAGAGGTAGTAAAAGGTTTAACATTTACATTTATACCTAATAGTTCATTAACTTCAACAATAACAACAACTTTAACTATATTTGGTAACGAAACTGGTGGTAGTGTAACTATTCCGGTGACTGTTACATATGTAGCCGCAGTATAATAAAAAAGAAACAATAATATGGCACAATTAGGATCAAATACTGGTACACAACTTACCAATGATATAGCAAATTATCTAACACAACAAAGGCAAGCTGCTAATGGTGCAATAGATACAACACAATTGGCTACTATTATTAACAATTACCTTACAACAGGTGAAAAGTTAGTAATGGAAACAGGAGTAACAACTAACTCAGTATATAAAGTATTTAATACAACAGATATCGTTACTGCTAAAAATGAAATAGTAACAACCGGTATTTGGAGTAACGGAAGTGGTAGTTTAACTGCATTTTTCACTAGCTCTACTGCAACAGCAGGTGGTAGTGGTTCTGCAACTGATGAGTATTACTATAATGTATATGCTTCATCTAATACGGGTTCTGCTCCAGTTGAATTTGCAGTATCTTATGGGCATATTACCGGTGGTGGTGCTACTGATTTGGCAACTGATGATAATTCAACCTTACCAACAAAAGCAACTTACGCACAATATAGAGCATTATTAACTGATACTAATGAAACAAATTTCCGTTTCTATTCTGGTTCAACTGAAGATGCTTATAGTAGTAGTGATATTTACGTAATTAATTTAAGTAGAGCTAATTATAGAGAAAGAATGGATGCTGGAAACTGGCAAATTACATTGACTGGTACAAGTGGTTCATTTACATTTATCGATAATAGTGGTGAGAAGTTTAATACTACAAATAGTGGTACAAACGAATTTAACATTGTTAGTGGTTCATTAAATTTAGGAACAAATACAGCAGCAACTATTAATTCATATGTAGCAACTGATGGTAAAGGTTTTGGTAAATTCTATCCTGATTATGGTATATTAATATTCAATCCAACGGCATTAGCAACTACATTGGGTGCTCAAACAATATTACCTACTACAACTACAACGGCTAATTCATTTAATCATATTAAATTATTTAATGCTATTAGTGGTGGTGGCGATTTTGAAGCAAGAAGAATTGAAAATGTATCAACAGCACATTACTTTGTAAGAGTTAATAATAGAGAATTTAACTATTCTAATAACCCTACATTTGTAACTGGTTCTCAAGGTGATTTCTATAACGCAGCATTTACAACTGATCCTGTTGTTTATCCTACTACAATTGGATTATTCAACGATTCAAACGAATTGATTGCAGTAGCTAAAACATCTAAACCAATCGCTAAATCATTTAGTAAAGAAGTATTGGTAAAAGTTAAATTAGATTTCTAAGATATTGTTTGAAAGTATCGTAGAACAAAAATCAAACAACATAAAACAAACCCAACCTTAAAAAAGTTGGGTTTTTGTTTATTAGAATATTTATATTAGATTATGTTAAAACAAATACC